TAATGTTATAGCCCAGGGACGGGGACACCACGTACCTATAAATACCTGCCCTCCCTCGCACTTCGGACAACTGAAAATGTCCGGACCCACAATGTCATTTCAAAGAAAGCCCGAGCAACCAGGATACCCTGGTCATCACCCCAAGTGCAAAGTACTCCACTCAGTCAGGTCTTACCCCTGCTACCCTCAAGGCAACGATGCGTTCACGATACACCAAAAGGAGTGGATTCAGGAGAACAAAGAGAACATCCCGCCGCCGTTCTTACAAAGGTCGAACGCGATACTCCACGCGACGCGTAACGAAACGCCTCCCCCAGAGAAAATCGAGGAAGATGATTCTGAATCTGACATCGAAGAAGAAGAGAGACACGATGGCCCCAAACACGGGGTACCCAGCAGCAACAAACCAGATCCGAGGTCTGGAAATTCAGGGGGGAAACGTAGCGACGATCACCCTATGGTCACCCACCGCCCGCGAACTAAGGGAGATATTCGAAAACGATAAATCATCCGTTCCATCTGGCCGTGAGGCTACCAACTGCTACATCGTCGGTCTAAAGGAAAAGATCTCGATCTTGACCAATTCAGGCAACCCATGGAAATGGAGACGCATCGCATTCACTCATAAAGGCTTACTCCCACTCGGTGAGCAATTTGAAGGTTCCAGGGTCTATTCAACCATCACGGATGTGGTTGGTCGAATTACGTACTATCGAACCCTTACCCCTCTTCCTGATACATCCAAGACACCACTAGTCGACTACCTGTTCAAAGGCCAAGGAGAAGGTGGATTAGGCGTCCAAGATTGGACAGACATCATTACAGCCCCAGTGGATACCACCAGGATCAAAGTCATGCATGATCACACCCACCCACATCCAAAGTGGAAATGAGTCAGGAGTCATGAAGACGTACTCGAAATGGCACGGAGTAAACAAAAACTTAGTTTATGGAGACGAAGAAATAGGTGGACAAGTACTGTCCTCACCCTTTAGCACAAATTCTCGTCCAGGCATTGGAGACATATACATTATGGATATATTCACATCGCTCAGTAATAACTCTGCGGATTCAATGGGGTTCATTCCTACAGCTACTATGTATTGGCATGAAAGATAGCGGAGTTTACCTCCACAAAAATACAATTCTTGTTCATCCACTCAATATCCGCATTTAACATCTCATCTCGGGGGTCCGTATTTGACAACCAAATACTTGGCTTACCCCACTTGACTAGTGACGGTTCCCTGTAAAGACATTTAACCGTGACATAAGCCTGACACCCTAACCATTCTTTGAAAGAGGGGAAGAATTTGATTCCCCCTCGAATATCATCAAACACAGCATAATCTGCTTCAGTAGCCTTCATACATTCAGTACCGGATACCAATCCGACACAGTAGATATGGCTACCGAGAGATCTCGCCCAAAGAGTCTTTCCAGTTCTAGACTCCCCGTATACGCAGATTGACAAACATCTACCTGATAATGTTAGCATAAACACACTCGTTCGCGACACGGTAGAGGGAGGGGTTGGGGCCCCCCCGGAGCGGGAGTGGTAAAACTCTAGCAGCTCAGCGCAGCGTCCCCTGCTCTTTTTGGAACATAGTCATTGGAAACACATACCTAGAAGTGGTTCTCCCAATCCAATACCAGACTGTTGTAACCAGTCATCTCTCCCGTCAAGGTCTCCTCCAAAGAACGTAATCCCCGGTGGGTGCTCATACTTGGCAGGGATGACAGCGAACTTCCAGTCACAGTACTTCTGAAGTTGGGTGTGACAACAAGCCGCACTCTTAGGATCCAACTCATGTACCAGATCCCAAAACGACTCTCTATCGCTCGCAGACGTAATTCGAGACCATTTTTCAATAGTCCCAGACTTCTCAGCTGGACCCGGTCGATCGAGTGAGCAATATTCAATTCGTCCATCTTTGATTGCATAGTCATAACCCTTAGCCGGTGTCCCTTTGCTAGGACTAATGTTGGGATGACGACCTTCAACATCGAACACATCAACTCGGCGGAATCGTCTCTTCCTTCCAAAGTCAACGAAGCAATGGAGATGAACTCCTCCATCTTGGTGATCCTCTCTTCCGACGACACAGCTAAATCCCATTCCTTGAAGGAATTCTCCAACAGCGTCAGCGGACAGTTCACCACATTGAGCGTAAGTGAGGAGAGCATATCGGCAGTGTAAATCAAACGAAGGCATGAGAAAAAAGTCCCTGGGCAAAC